TATCAACGTGGAGTCGCGCCCTCATGGCGCACAGGTGTTGATCGGACTGAGCGACGAACGCTCTGGCACCATCTTGGGAGGTTTAGACCATGGCGGAAGGGAAAGTGGCGTCGAACGACGCTGATGTAGATGTAGTTTCACTAGCTATTCAGGAGCTGTCTGGCGGCATGCCGGAGCAGAAACTGGAAGAAGTGAAGTCGGCTGACGAAGCCGAAGATCTTTTACAAGACGAGACAACCGAAGAGGAAACCGAGGAGAACACCGAGGAAACCTCCGAGGAGGACAGCACAGAAGAGTCTGGCGACTCGGATGATTCCGAGGACAGCGAAGACGAGGCAGGCGAAGCGCCATCACCGGACAATGTCCAGAAGCGCATCAATAAACTGACGGCGCAAAAGAAGGCCGCAGCCGAAGAAGCCGCCACCGTCAAATCGCAATACGAAGAAGCGCAAAAGCGCCTCGCCGAGCTGGAATCGCAGGTCAATGAGGCTTCGCGCCCGATCCTGCAGCCTAGCGCGGAGAACCCGCTCGCCGATGTCGATACCGCTGAAGCGCTCGATGCGAAAATCAAGAGCGCTCAGGAAGTCCGCCGCTGGGCATTAAAACACAGCGACGGTGCCAGCGTTAAGCGTCCAGACGGAACCGAGACCTATCTCGATTCCGATGCGGTCAAAGAGTATTTGATCCGCGCGGACGATATCCTCGTAACACATGCTCCCGCTCGGCGCGAATGGCTTGCCCAAAGGCAGCCCGCCGTTCAAGCCGCGCAGAATCTGTTTCCTGACATCTTCAAAAAAGGCAGCGCGCTCAATCAGGCGTACCAAGCGACAGTCAAGCAGGCGCCGGAGTTATTGAAACTCCCGCAGCACGAATACTGGGTCGGCTTGGCGCTCTACGGAGAGCAGCAGCTCATGGCGAAGCAGGCAGCGTCTAACGCTAAAGCCGCCGCGTCGAAGAAAGTCTCGTCTAATAAGATCGCAAAGACACCTACCCCAGCGAATCCGATTAGCGCACCGAAAACTTCTACCAAAGGCGCCGTTTCTAAAGCGGCAAAGGACAGAGTTATGAGCGGCAGGATCGATGATCTTGCAGATTACGTCTCGGAAGCTCTGTTTAGTTAACAAACCTCACACTAGAAAGAAAAACTTACTATGGCAGCTCCCGCGGGACAATTGTTCCCATCAGTTGGAAATAGGGAGGACATCCTTGATGTTCTTACCTACGTCGATAACAAAAACACACCCATCTCTTCGAGCATTGCTCGCGTAGGTGCGGACATCACTAATCCTTCGGTTTACAGCTATTTGGCCGATTCTTACAGCGCTCCGTCTACTGACGGCGTTGTTGATTCCTCCGATGTGACCGACTTCTCGGACGCAGCCGCAAACCGCGTTCTTCTCAGCGCTCGCGCTCAGAAAATTCGCCGCACTGCCCGCGTGTCGGACTTCCAAGCGAACCTCGCTGACGTTGCCGCCATCGGCCGTCGCAAAGAATTTTCCAAGGCCATCGCCAAGACAATCTTGGAAGTCAAACGTGACGTCGAAGCGACCATCAGCTCGGACAACGAATCCGTCGAAGGCTCCGGCAGCGTGGCTTATAAAACTCGCGGCTTGGGCAAGTGGATCGCAACGGCCGGTTCTCAAACCGACCTTCCGGTTCCGACCTCGCAGGCGACTCCTTCTGCCAGCATCAACTCGACCGCGACCGCGTCGCTCACCGAAAGCGCCCTGCAGAACGTCTTGCAGAGCATCTATGAGCAGACCGGTTCGCAGGACCGCTTGGTCTTGGTCGCTGGCCCTTCCCTGAAGAAAGCCATCACCAACTTCACGCGCTTCACGGTCAACTCGACCAGCAACGTGTTCAACCTCCGTCAGACGGCGCAAGCCGCCAGCTCGGATCGTCTCGTCTCGAATATCTCGTTCTACGAAGGAGATTTTTCGACTTTGGAAATCGTCAGCAGCCTATTTTTGGCTGCCAACGCTTCCACCGACGCCGAGAAGTATGCTCGCGGTTACATCATGTCGCCTGAGAGCGTCATGCTTCGCTACGGCCGCAAGCCGCGCTTCCAAGAGCTGCAAGACAGCGGTGGTGGACCGCGCGGACTCGTGGATTGCATCGTGTCGCTCGCAGTTATGTCGCCCAAAAATATGGGCAAGTTCTCCGCGACTTCCTAATCGAACAACTAACTAGAAAGATCGTACTATTATGGAAATCTTCGAACTCCCCGCTGAGACCAAAGCCGCAACCGGCTTCACGCACAAGGCCATCGTCACGCACGCTGACCTCACCCTGACCACGGCTGACGCCGACCAGACCATCGCGCTCTTGAGCGTGGCCGCTGGCGACGTCGTCGAGAAGGCCGCCTACAAACTCGTCACCGCGTTCTCCGATGCTTCGGATGGCGCGTTCAACGACACCAAAGTGCAGGTCGGTGACGGCACCGACACCGATGAATACATCGCTGCCACGCAGGTCAACGTCAATGGCACCGAGGTGCTCTACGCCGCCAACGTCAACACCGTTCCCTTCGCCTACACGGCGGCCGACACGGTTGACCTCTTGGTCGAGAGCATGACCGCCAAGTCCCTGAGTGATCTTGATGCTGGAGAAATCCACATCTATCTCGCCGTGACGAAGCTGTCCTCGCTCTAAGCGTCTTAACACACTGCCGTCCGCACTGCGTATGCGGGTCGGACGGCAGAAGTTAGGATGTCAGATCAAATATTCTCCGATCTGGTCGGAGACATGGATGACGAGCTTGCTCACCTTGTCAAAGAGGAGCTGCAGACAGGATGGCGCGCACAGCAGGTGATGGCCGCTATTGACGCTCGCAAGGCCAAACAGGTCAACGACCAGTTAGAACATTGCACTGTAGACGGCATCGGTCAACACGTCATGGACGTTCCGGCCGATGCTTATTTTGCGTGGCAGAAGCATCTAGGTGACGGCTGCTGGTCTGACAAAACATTCCGCCACTGGTTTCTAAAACGGAACCCTGAGTGCGCGATTAAGTATACCCCGCGCAAAACCACCGTCCTGATCTAATGAAACTCGACCGCGACAAAATCACGCGCATGATCAGCGACATCGATCAGGCGGACCACGACGGCTCCGGTTACCTGCATCGCAAGCTCAAGAACTTCAACGTCCGCTATTGTATCTGGGCTGGACAGAGCGACGACGGCCGTAAGCACCAAGCGTATTACGGCAAGAAAGTTTTTCCTTGGGAAAATAGTTCGGACGTTTCCGTGCGAATGGCTGAATCGATAATTCGGGAGAGGGTAATTTCTCTCACGTCCGCATTCTTCAAGTCTCGCCTGCAAGTCCAGCCGGTCGAGGTGATGGACGCTCCCAAGAAGAACGCCGCCGAGACTGTGCTTCGCTGGCTCCTGCACTCTCACTGCGCCGACGACATGCGCCGCGAGATCCGCTTGGCTGCCGAGTTTAGAGAGACCTATGGCCTCGCTGTGATGGCCGTCGATTGGGAGCGCCAGACCCGCGTCGAGGTGAAGCGGTTCACGCTCGAAGAGGCCATGATGATGATCGAGGAGACGCAAGATCCCAACTTGCAGGCGCTCCTCGAAGTCGTCCTCGATCCGGCTCAGGAAGAGCTGGCCGCGGAGCTTCTCGGTCAGGTGGTGCCGGAGCTGGGCAGCGTGTCCAAGGTCCGCCAACTCCGCGAGAAGGGCGAGGTCGAGTGGGAAAGCCCCTATATTTTCTCCAGCAAGCCGGTGGTGCGTGCCTTGGAAGCGTGGGAGGACGTGATTTTCCCAATCCAGACGGACTCCCTGCAAAGGGCGCCCTTCATCGCCCGCCGCGAGCTGCTCAGTGAGTTCGAGCTGCGTGAGCGTGCCGCGCTGGAAGGCTGGGACAAGGAGTGGGTTGAGCGCGCGGTGAAGCATCGCGGCGAGATGAAGCGCATCCACATGAATATCCACCGCTCGGACCAGTTCCTCTACGAGCAAATGCGCGACCTGATCGAAGTGTGGCATGTGTATCGCAAGGAGCACGACGACCGCACTGGCGCCACTAAAGTCACCCGCACCGTCGTCAACTACAGCATCACCGACTCCGTCGCCCTGCATGAGCTGATGCCCTACGAGCATCAGATGTATCCCTTCATCGAGCTGCCCCGCGAGCGCAACACCCGCCCGCTCCTCGAAAGCCGCGGAATTCCTGAGATCGTCCAGTCGGCGCAGGAAGAGGTGAAGGTTCAGCGCGACTACCGCGTTGACCGCGCCAGTATCAGCATCATTCCCCCGCTCAAGGTACCCGCCTCGCGCGGCCGCCTCGATCTCGTCCTCGGACCAGCGATGCAGATCCCTGAGCGCCGTCCGAATGAGATCAACTGGATGACGCCGCCGCCGTTCGACCAAGGCAGCATCGAGGTCGAGCAGGCAACCCGCGCGGACGTTGACCGCTACTTCGGTCGCATGACCGAGAGCGTCAACCCCAACATCGCCATGCTGCACATGCAGGACTTGGCCGACTCATGGCTCCTCGACATGAAGGTCATGATGATCCAGATCCTCGCCTTGGCGCAGCAGTATATGTTGCCGGAGGAAATTTCTCGCGTCACCGGAAACGCCACGCCGTTAGCTGAAGGCGCCGCCGACATCCGCGGTCGCTATGACATCACTGCCGAGTTCGACGCGAGAACCCTCGATAACGCCGCCTTGGAGGCCAAGATGACGTTCCTGACCCAAAATCTAGTGCCTCTGGATTCCATGGGGGTTATCGACCGCGCTCAATTGATCAAGGTCATGCTCGGCAGCGTTGACCAGAACCTCGCCAACCTCCTCGTCAGGGACATCGGCGCCGCGACGCAGATGGAGCAGGAGGACGAACAAACCGCCTTCGCCAAAATCGCCGCAGGCACCGAGCCGCCGCTCAAAGAAGGCGGCCAAAACGCGCAGGTAAGACTGCAAACCTTGCAGCAAATCATCCAGTCCAACCCCGCCGTCCAGCAGCGCTACGCCCAAGACGAAATCTTCCGCAGCATGATCGACGCCCGCGCACAAGCCTTCCAATTCCAGCTCCAGCAGCAGCAAAACGCCGTCATCGGCCGCACCGGCGCCCAGCCCGCGCTGCAAAAGCTCCAGCAAGACCAGCAACTCGGCATGTCCGCCCAACCCGCCGCCTAACCGTATGCACCCGAACATCAACGTCAGGAACGTGGCCGGATTAAATATCCCGCAGCACGACTATCTCAGCATCTCGTATTACAGCAGCACGAACAACATCCAGACAGTTACCTACAAAGAAGGCGGCAGCGGAGGCCAAACAGTCGCAACTTTGACCTTCTCCTACACGACCAACCCGCCGACCACCAACGACGCGGACCTCGCTGCCGTCACCCGCTCTTAAATCTCAAATTTCTAATTTGTAATGGGCTTCGCCTTCAATCCGTTCACCGGCAACTTCGACCAGAAAGGTTCTGGCGGAGGCGGCGGCTCTGCGTTCTTCGCAGGCGAAGTGGCAACCTATGCGGACCTCCCGCTCGACGGATCGGCCGCATTGGATAGCCGCTGGCTCGTCCGCTCGAATTCCGGAACGTGGCCCTTCAGCTCCTACAAACAGGCTGGCGTGTATGTGCGTAAAGCCATTGTCGGCGCCTCCCGCGACAACGACTACCAGCTCACCGACACGTCCTTCCACGATGTTATGTCAGACGCAGCATTCGTCATCTACGACGACGGCGCCCCAACCCGCAGCATGCAAGTAGAAATCACCGACAACGAAACGCTCACCTTCAAAGTCACCGGCACCGACAGCGTCGTCCGCTCGGTAGCCTTTGCCCTCTCCGCCATCGTGCTCGCCGCCCTCATGGCCAGCTCGGCCATGGCGCAAAACATCGGCCTCGTCAGCGACACCAACGGCAACATCGTCACCCGCCGCACCAACGAACTCGTCTGGAGCAACAACCTCCGCGTCGCCCCGCTCACCAACGCCAACTCCCGCACCGCCATCATCGGCACTAACGGCGCCCTGACCGCAGGCAACCCGCCTAGCGGAGCCGCCGCCAATGGTGCGCTGCTCACCGCAGACGGCGCAGGAGGTTCGTCCTTCGTTGTTAGCCGCACGGTCACACGCTTCACCACCAACGACCAAACCAAAACGAACTGGGGTTTCAATGTTGGTAATCAAGCTACCAACAACGATCCACAGATGGGATCGTGGGCGCTCGATGCTAACAGTTTTTATCGCATCGAATACGCCGTTGCATGGGTCGCCACGACCAACTCTGGATTCAGCCACGGGTTGGGTTTCACAACCAATCTTTCAGAATTCAACCATCGCAGTGGCGTGGGCCAAGCCGCGAACGCTACGGTGACGGCGATTACTTCTGGCACGAATGTAACATCGTTTGCGCTTCCCAGCGGCACGGCTACAGGCACAGGAAGCCGATTCGCCGTGGCGGGCTTTGTCTATGTGCTAACCAGCAGCAACGCAAACACCATGAACTACCGTTGGTATCCGATAAGCAACGTGGCAGACGCCACAACGCTTATCCAATCGTCAATGCTCTCCGTCACCAAAATGGCTCCCTAAACTTATGAAACATCTCCTCATCCTCCTCCTCGCCGCCAGCGCCCACGCGCAACTTCTGCCAGTCACGCCCGCCGAACGTGCATTGAGCGACATTGACCGCGCCGCCGCAGCCAGCCGCTACTACGGCGAACTCTACGCGCAAAGCCTCAGCACACTGCACGCCAAAATCTTCGGCCTTGATGACGCCACGCTCAAGTCCGTCCTCGAACGCCTCGGCGACGCGCAAAGCGAACAACTCCTCACGCTCTACGTCAGCAGCGCCACCGGCATCAACCAGATCCTCGCCGCCGGCGGCAGCAGCGTCCGCGCCCCCGAAACCCGCACCCGCGAATGGGTCTGGTCCGGCGACACCGTCACCATCACCCCGCTGCCCGAACCCGTTGCAGCCCCTTAGTGCCTTAGTGTCCCCGTGAGAACCGTAACCCTCCAGTCCATCCTCCTCCGCGCTTGGCAACGCAGCGGCAACGACGGCTCGGATATTTCCAACATCCCATCCGGCGCCCGAACCATGATGGTCGCCGCCGCCAACGAACGCATCGCCGACTGCTGGGAATGGGCCGACTGGCCAGAGCTTATGCGCGTCGAGGAACGCACAGTCGAAGGCAACGACACGACCGGCTACTTCATCCCCTACGAGCAGACAGGCTCACCAACGCCAACGCCGATGGGCGAAGTCTTCGCCGTCCTCCGCGACAACCCCGCGACACACGTTGCACCCCGCGCCATCGGCTACACGCTCCTCGGCGACAACGTGAGATTCCCGCAAAGCACCGACCTGCCAACCACCGTCTGGGTCAACTTCCGCATTCGCCCGACCGAATACTCCGCGAGCAACCTCTCCGCGACCGTGCCCGCCGTCATCGCAAAAGCCGTCGGCCTGATGCTGAGTGGAGATTTGCTCCAAGAGGACGGACAGACCGACAAAGCACTCGCCATGGAACAGCTCGCCGAGTCCGAGCTGATCTCCCAGCGCGACAAATACTATTTCCAGCAGGGCCAGCCCTCCATGTGGACCGCCCGCGTCAACCAATACTAACCAACCAACACTATGGGATTCCCAAATAACAAAATCACCAACGGCCTCAGCGGCGGCGCATACATCGCCGACACAACGGCCCGCACCGGCGACTGGCTCGCCGTCCAGATTCTCGCCGATGCCAAGTTCCACACCTTGACCGGCAACATCGCCGACATTGCGAACACCACCGACGCCAGCGCCCCCGTTATTCCGGCGGGCACTATCCTCTTCGGTAAGTTCACCGCCCTCGACCTGCACAGCGGCCGCATCATCGCCTACACCGCCTAATGATCCTCGCCCCGACATTGTTGCTGAACGCTGGGTCCGGCGCCGCCATTGCGCGCCCGACCTTCAGCCGCGACTTTGCCGGTGAGAAGACCTTAAACAACGGCACCGGCCCCGCCATCACCTTCACGCGAGGCACCAACGCAACGTATTTCGACGCGACTGGCACGCTGCGCTTTGCGCCGAACAACCACATTCGTAATTCGCAGGCTGGTGGTTCGACCAATGGGGTGATTGGGAGTGGTGGGGCTTTGCCGCTGAATTGGACGGCAAGTGGGACAGCGGCAAACGGTGTAGCTGTCGAAATTATTGGCACTGGAACCGAAGACGGCCTTGCCTATGTGGACTTAAAATTTAGCGGAACACCCACAACTTCCTCGTCTGCGTTCTTGCAGTTTGACTCCGCAACGCAGGTTGTTGCCGCAAATGGTCAAACTTGGACGGGATCGGCGTATGTAAAGCTGCAAGGCGGCTCGCTCACCAATGTTACGCAGGTGCGGACATTTACAAGTGGAAGAACGTCCGCTGGAGCAACTGTCGCTACACAGTCCCAAAGCACAAATTTCACGCCCAATGGGACGGCGTTAAAACTACAACGCCAAATTGCCACGTTTGCCATGAGCGACGCAACCGTGGAGCGCGTGCAGAATGGCGTGGCCTTTAGCTACACCAACGGCAACCCCATCGACCTCACCCTCCGCATAGCCGCCCCGCAGTTAGAGCTAGGTTCCACCGCCACAGACTACAACCCGACGAATGGCACGGCGTATTTCGGGCCACGCTTCGACCACGACCCCGCGACCGGAGCGTCACGCGGGCTTCTCATCGAGGAGGCCAGAACCAACAGCATCCGCAACTCGCAGGCTGGTGGGGCGACCAATGGGGTGATTGGAAGCGGGGGAGCTTTGCCGACGAATTGGACGAGCAGTATGCCTACAGGAGTGTCGATCGAGGTTGCTGGAACCGGAACAACTGGCGGATTTAATTACATCGACATTAAAATTAGCGGAACTAATACGTCAGGATCTTTGGGTTTTGCCAATTTTGGCTTTGAATCGACAGCACAAGTTGTCGCCTCTTCTGGCCAGACTTGGACAGCGTCGGCTTACGTTGCGCTCACAGCGGGGAACTTCACAAATGTGAATAATCCTATTCTGCAAATAGTTGGCAGAGACCCCGCAATCGTAGAGACATCGTCAATCAGTTTATCCACGGCATCGTCATCGCTTTCTCGATTTGCTGTAACAAGAACACTTAGTGTAGGCACAACAAGCCGCGTTTGGATGCGCTTTGATTCGACCATTGACAACGCCGCAGCCGTAGACTTCACCCTCCGCATAGCCGCCCCGCAGCTAGAGCAAGGCGCCTTCCCCACGTCCTACATCCCGACGACCACCGCCGCCGCCACCCGCGCAGCGGACAGTGCGGTCGTCACGCCGATAGCCAGCTTCTATAATCAGAGCGAGGGAACGTTGTTTGCGGAGGCTCCTGCCACTTATGCGCAGTCCGCTGAT